CCTTCCTTCTTTGAGCAAGCCTGTTAGCCAGGACATTCGTAGTGCCACCAAATTTCTTTGGCGTTTTCATTTCCGGGCTATCCTTTGCCGACTTTTCAGTAGGAGTCGCAGCCGGGCCTTCGCCCAAAACAGCAGCACTTCCTTTCGCCTTAAACTGATCGATCATTTCCTTTTTCGTTTTTTCTACCGCTTCGTCAACCGCCTCTTTAACTTTTGTTTCAACGCTTGCTTCTGCTTCGAGCCTTTGGTGCTCTTTGTAAGCTGAAATATTATCAAAGATCGGAGATCCGGCCTTGATAGCATCCAGCTTTCCAGTCTTAAATACTTCCATGTAGCCAGGATTATCTTTCAAGAATTGATCTTCAAGCGAGCTTACCTTTGATTCTTGCTGACTTCTTTCGATCATAGCCTGTGCCTGGTCCTTACTTTCGGCTCGGATGATTTCTGTATATTTTGTCATATACTCACCCTGTGCTATATCGCCTTCATCTAGCTTTTTGTTAAGCTCGCCCAATTCCTGTTGATAATTCCTCCCATCGGGCTTGGCTTCGGCTGGCCTTGCCGGTTGCACCGTTGTCATCTGCGCTTTTAGCGCTGCGTTTTCTGCCAGTAAGGTTGCTGCTTTTCCCTCAGCATCCTTTCGGGCCTTGATCACTTCTTGGAACCGGGGATGCTTATCAAGCCGATCTTCAGCCCCCTCAAGTCCCTTTCCTTTCCCTGCCTCTGCTTCTTTCCCTGCCTCTGCTTCTTTTCCTGCTACTTTCGGTGTTCCATCCTCGTTTAACGTCTGCACTCCATCTGCGCCTTTAGCGTCTGCGGCGCCTGACGATCCCTTAGAGGTGTCTGCTGACGTATCAGGGGTTGACGAGGGCCCTGATTCCGGTGTTAAAACCGTTTCATTTATCGTCTGATGTTCTCTCGACATTCTTTTTCTCCTTTTTCTTTAAACCCATTCGGGTGTAGAGATTCATAAAGGCATCTGTTATGCCTCCCTTGGACATATTAAACTGGATATTTACCTTGCCGGAATACTTCTGCTCACTTAACCCGGTTAGGGTTCTTCCGGTACTCCCCAAGATTGTTTCAATATCCTTATCCTCTGACGACAATTTTTTCCCTCTCTTTCTTTTTTTTGAGTAATTGAGTTATTTTCCTGTGTTCCTCTGTGGTTTCACTTTTGCTCGGCCTTCGATCTTCCCCGTCTTCCTTGTGTCTTAATCCTTCGCCCTTCATCCAGTTTTTCAGAGTTGACCGGGTAGGATTTTTCAGGAATTCAACACAATGGGGCTTATTTGTGCCCTTTTCCACTACCTCTCTCACCGATCTGATCCACGCAGCATCTTCATTGGCACAATTAACGCCAGACGCAGATATGATCCTGGTGGCCACCCCATTGTTGCATTTGGGGCACCCTATAATCACATCATCCACTGGCCTTATTATTTCGGTGATGTGCCCACATCTTTTGCATTCATAGTCATAGAGTGGCATTAACCTTTTTCCTTGTTTGCGTTTGGGCCATACCTAGTAACGGTAAAATCTTTTCCTTCCTTCTTTAGCCTCTCGATCATTTCTTCTGGATCTTCGCCTGGAAGATTCCCCGCAGGAAATGGTTTTGGGGCATTTAATGTCTGAGCCAACCATAAAATAGAAACAACCAAATGGTTAGTATCTGGATTTTGTAAATGTTGATTCAACTCATCCTCGGTAAGTGGATATTGGATAAGCATTAACCCGGTCCTCTCCTTAAATTGCTAAAGTGCTTCGCAGTCTTGCTTTTGGGTTTTTCAACATCAAGTTTGATTATCTGCAAGCTCACGCTCTGATTATGCCCCTGATTTCTGCTATCCCTATCCTCAAGCCTATCAACTTTGGCAATCGCATTAATGCTTAATTCCTTGCCAACATCTAATTCCTTAACGCTGATCCCCAACTTGCCAAGCTCGGCATCTTCCAGCGTGATCCGCAGACCATAGGGGTACCTTTCGCCTTCATCAACAGATGCCACTTCCATATTCGAGCTTTTCTTTTCCTTCGGCCTTTTCATGTCTATTAAAGCCATAACAAATGCCTCCTTAGTAAAGAACCAAAGCCATACCACTATAGAGCGATTGATCCGTAATAATCACGATGGCATCATTCCCTGATTGGTAGTGAGGGAAATAATCTGTGTTCTCGGTTAACTTTGTCATTACGTTGCTAGTGGCCTCGCTATAAGGGTAAGTTAAAACCGAAATAACACCGCTATCTCTTATGGGGTGTGACAATGTTTCTTCATCGGCTGCATCCCATTTCCACATTCCATCAATGTAGCAACTGAACGCACCAAGACTTGCAGCACCGGCAGATGATAGCCTGATCCCTATTTCGGTGATCGCATCACCAAAGGGGGCCCCAAGCCCTGATATGTCAATCTCTGTCCATGTCCAGGTGTCAACTGCGTTAGCTGCAACTGCTGGAAAGTTAAAGTCGGTTGTAGTCCCTGCACTATCGTCTAACATGGTGAGAATAAGATCCCCTGACGTAAGTGCAGTAGATGATCTAAACCAGAATCCTACGCTTTCATTTGCTTCCAGATCATCCGATACAATAGTTCTCTGCACACCGGCACTTACGGGGGCATCGGCTGGAAACTGAAGTATGAGCGAGTTTGTGCCGATCTTTGCAGTCGTGCTATTAGTATCAACCGGGTTAGGCCCTGCGCCTCTTTCGGCACCACCAAACCAGCTCGCCGGATCATCGTCCATATAGCTTGTGGTTTCGGTTGAGCCATTCGTCATTGTGCTAACTGTTACCAGGTCAAACTCAAGCATATCTTTAAGCGCATTGAAGGTGGGGACCTCCCTTGCTGGCTTGGTAGATCCGGTATCGGTGTTAATGACTGACAAATATGAACCTGGGCCATGAATGGTGGGTACTTTTTCTTCGGCAACGCCGATCCCACTAGCCAAGACAAGGGCAAAAACTATCGCTGCAAGTGTTTTTAGTTTCTTCATTTTCCTTCCTCCTTTTGTTAGATTAAAAATTCAATTAGGTCTTGGCACTACCGATCCTGGCGGTGCAAGTATAATCCTGCTTTGGCCTTCTGCTATTTTTTTCTTTAGGTGTTCCAGCTCTGCGGTAGCAAAATATTCACACCCACAACTAAGGCAGGCAACCTTCGGTATGGCTGGCTGTACTCCCTGGGGGGTAGAGATCAGGTATTGAGTAAGGACAATGGGGGTATTAGCCCTTATCTTTGTTTTACAGGCCGGGCAAACGCCTACAACCTTGCCGGGCTTCACCTCTTTTTTTTCGGACACATGAAGCTCAAATTTTTTATCCTTTTCCTCGGTCATGGGGTCTCCCTGTAGTGTGAAAAACACACTATCTATTGCAAATTTTTTTCATTATTGCTTTTTAGCCCTTTCTCCGTTACGTTCTTTTCTTTCGATGTTTGGGTAAGGGGGGCTTTTTTGATTGCCTCGATTTCCGCATCTACTTTTTTTTCTTCGATCCTTAATTTCTCTTTATCAAATTCGGCGCCGGCCTGTTTAATGGTCTGTTCAACTCTTTCGGTTGTGATTTTTTCTTCAACGAGTTGCCGGTCTGCTCTTTCCTTCTTCAGTTTTTCCATAGCCAGGTCATTTTCAATCGCGACCCTCGATTCCTTATCTTGCACATTGGGCCAATCAATAGGCGGTAGATCCCCACCCTCGACTGCCTTTTCAAAATCTTCTTCTTCCATTGGTGCAATCATGTTGATCAGCTCAAGGACTTCGTCCGGTGCGCCCATAGCTTCAAGTTTCATAACCAGCTCGCCCAAAGGACCGGCTTTCATCCTCTCGAGCAGCTTGCTCCTGTTTGACCAATCCAGTTTTTCAAGGAGGTCTTGCTGATCGATTGCCTGTTTCTCAAAGAGGACCAGGGCTTCTTCTCTTTGCTGTACTTTTGAAACAGGAAGCATTGAGCCAATAACAACGGTAAGTTTTACGGGAAAATTTACTTCCTCCGCATTTATCTTGTCTGTTTTTGACTCCCCGGCTTCTTCATAGTAAAACCAGCGATCCTCGGTGTACCAATTCTGCAAGTGTGATAAATACATTCTCCCGCGTTCCCGAAGTAGCCTGGAGTAATTCCTTATTTTCCCACGCATCATAGTTGCTGCTTTCTCGAGTAGCGCAGCGATAGCCTTGTAAGCGATCACCTCTCTGCCTGGGGTTTGCGCCTGTTCAAGATCGAATGAGCCGGAGATCAGGAAGAAAATCTCTTTTAATAGTGCTACTGATTCCTTAACGTCAACCGGCATATTTGGGAAGTCCATATATCTCAATGCTGCTGCCTCAACTGCGTTTTTGGGATTAACCACACTTGGAATGTTGGTGAAGTGGCTATTCGGTATGCCGGATGATTTAGGATTGACGATTTTAGGTCTGGCTGCTTTGTCTTTGAGAAACACCATTTGAGAAACGGATTTATTGAATTCCCTGTTTAGCTGCTCGAGCTGCTCAAAGTCGCAGCTGCCCCAGGCGGTTGAGGTATCCTTAGCGCTGTTCACCATGATAAAAGGAAACTTGTCGTAGAGGTAGGAGTTCTGCGCTTTTTTAATATCGTACTTTGGGTTAATGGACGGGTTTGGTCTGTCGGAAAGAACGAGTTTCCCACCATTACAAACGGTAACGCATCTGATCTTTCCTGTGTAGATGTATGCTTTGCTTTCTGGATCTCTCGTGTAGTCTTTAGCCCAACATTCGGCTACGAGCGTATCGTCTGCGTCATACGATTTTTCTGTCCCACCGGTAAAGAGCGTTTTTATTGTCCCGGCTATTGTGGCGGTGATACTATCCTTGTTGTTGCCAGTTACCAGCTCTCGCCTTTCTTCTCCCATTTCGCTCAACCATTGGCTGTCGGGCTTAATCAGGTTTGAAAGATTGGGCCATCTTCTTTTTGCTTCTGCAACACCCATCGGGTAATAGTGAAACACCGCTTCGGCTTTTTGTATGTCCCTACATTTCAAAGGCCAAAACCCAAACCTGAAAGGATCGACTATAACGGTTTCGACTTCACCCAGGTTATACTCCAATTCGGGATTGAAAATGCTCTTTTCAATACACACACCGTAGGTTTCACCATTCAAAACGCTTTCTTCATACCTGTCCTGCTGCTCCTGTTCAATCCACCAACACATAGAAGCCTGATGGAGTTTTTCGTAAATCGGCTGATCCGGCTTACCACCAAGCTGCACGACATTGAAGATCGGGTTGTTATCGGTAAGCATATTGACAGTTCTTTGTCTATGGACATTTAGGAGATTTCCAGTTATGAGGGGAACGGTAGTCGATTCTCTATTCCAATGCTTATTTCTGCCGAGCTTGTAATTATTGAGCCACTTTTTATGAAGTCCGAGATTGATCTTATCGGCTACTATTTTACCAAGCAATTCAAACACCCGGCTGCCGACTTCCGCATTTCCTTCGGGTGGCAATAGCTCTGGATAGGCCCATTTACTCATTTACCGCCCTCTTTTTTGGGGTTTGCGGGTTATCTTTCTTGTGGCCCCTCATGTGGGCCGAAAGACTTTGCGACTTCTGAAAAGTTTTGCCACATTGCTTACATACCCAACCGCCCTCCATCTCAACCGGCTCTCCCTGCCTGGTAAAAATCTTGCAGACATCAACGTGAAATATTCCTTTATCGGTAAGGATTTCATTAACGCCCTTGCCCTTGCCGCCATTCCACTCCTGGGCTATTTCTTCAGTAACCCAAAATGGCTGGTTTAAACAGTAAGGGCACACGAAATCTACCCAAAACACACCGTCATAAAAAGGCTTTGCATAAGTGTGGTCGATACCAACAAACATTTCTGACTTTAAGGGCCTCGTAATCTTCTCCGGGTAAAATGAGGCGATTGTTTCCTCACAGATCCGGCACTTCATAAGCAGCTTTGGCATCTGCTTTTTTGCCCGCACTATTGGGGGTTTTGTCCTTTTTCTTCCCGGCCTTTTCTTCCTTCCGATTTTTGCCATAAATCACCTATAGTGAGCCCACAACCTTCGGCCTTGTCTTATCTTCCTCTAGCGCAATAGCGTAGGGATCCTCGTTAATGTCATCAACGAATGGCTGTGATTCTTTAGCCTTTTCAATTTTCTCCTTCACTACTGGCGCAAAATTAGTTTTTCTTCCCATCACAAAGCCAACAATCAGGAAGCCTAAAGCTGTCAACAGGAAACTCCCGACTAAAACCGCAGACTCAAACATCTTTCACTTCCTCCGTTTCGTTTGCAGTTTCGGTTGCAGCTTCATCCTCTGGGGTTTTGTCGATTGTCGGCACATCATCATCGCTCCCCACGATATTTGCATTGGGGAGACTCGCCATATCACAGATAACGTGGATTAACGCTTCAACCTGAAGCATCAAGGTTGGCGGTTTTTCCCTGTTGCCGATTTCACCGACCTTTGCTTTCACCATTTCTACAACTTCTTCTTTTGTCATAGCGCACCTCGCTTTGTTAAAGGGTTTATAGGCTCTGATACATCTTTAAACTTTCTTGCCTTCTTTAATCCATGCTGCTATTTCAGCATCTACCCTCTTTTCTTCCATTCGGAGTCTTGCTTTATCATTCTCCATCCCGGCCTTTTTAACCATCTGCTCAACTTTTTCGGTTTCTATTCTTTCTTCAACAAGCTGCCGGTCTGCTCTATCCTTCTTCAGTTTTTCCATGGCCAGGTCTTGATCTACTGGCTTGCCAAAAAGCCTGACAACTTCTTCTTTCACCACTTCTACGACTTCTTCTCTTGTCATAGCGCACCTCGCTTTGTTAAAGGGTTTAAAAATAATTGTCAAGGTCCTGGACAGTTTTCAGGCTTTCCGTGGACATAAAGGTTTCATAATCATCGTCTGAAACTTTTTCCAGGGCCTCGATTCTTTTTTCCGTCATGCTCTTTGCTGGCTTTATTTCCTTCTCAACTATCGTATTCATCATTATGCTGACTTGAAGGGTTACACCGGCAGCGATAACGCAATCATCCATCTTCCCTTCTTCGTGTTCCAGTTTTCCGCTATCATGCCGGATAAATGTTGAACATTCATCAATCAGAATTTGACAAGGCACTCTTGTAAAAACCAGCCTATAGTGCCTTCTCAATTCGTCTGCAAGGATCTGTTTGTTTTCCCTGGTTTCCAGCCAGCCATATTCAAGGACATACGCCCCTTTCATTTTCCCCGGCCTTCTCCGGTAAAACAGGTTGTCGTATTTTTCTGCCAGGTGCATGACAGTAGTGATGCCGGCACCATTCCTCTCAACGCCTATCATGGCATCACCATAGTACCTACCAAGCAAAATCAGTTCGTCAGCCCACACATCAGCATCGATCTTATTTGAGCGTATCCTTGCAACAAACTCATTTTCAAGCCGGTCATACGCATAGCCAACTGAATACGATTCCCCTAGACCTTCGGACACATCAGATCCTTCAGCGTAACGGTTGAGCATCGTGTTGTCCGGGTGCTTCCAAATCTCAACTATACCGTTTTTGTCTGGAACAAACTGAATTTCACCGTTGTACTCTTTGAAATACCCACGTTCTCCACTCTCGCCAGCAAAATCGCCAAGCGATCTGCCGAAGTAAGATCCACCCAACGTGCTGACCGCTTCCGCTTCGCTTGAAGGATACTGCATCTGTATGTCTTCTTCATCCAGGTTTTCTTCGTTGGCCTTTTTCGCAAGGAAGTCCGGTCCTCTGCCTGGAACGCAACGCCAATCAAGGAAGATCCTTGAAAATTTATTCATTCCTTTCATGGCCTTTGTATAGAGATCTCTAGTCCAAGGCCAGCCCGGTCTATTTTTTGATGGATTAGAAACTATGATCGCCTGTCCTCCTGCGTGTTCCAGCGTGGGGTTCGCAGCGCCCCATATTTCCTTGCAATAGCGGTTTAATGCCGATTCATCGAGAATAAGGAGAGTGATAGTTTTCGATTGACCGGCTTCGGGAGTAGAGGGGATGGATTTTATAACGCTATTGAGTCCTTCAAGAACCACGTTTCCCTTTTCGTCTTTGGTTTCGACCCCAAAAGTGAGTTCAATGGTTGATCGTTTAAACACAATCGGTTTCATCCAACCGGGCAACCGATCAAACATAAATTTCACCCGATCAAGAAACTCAATAGCGAGATCCTCTTTTGCGCTTATGACAACGATAAACTCATGGTAGTTGAATATTGCGCGCCAGAGAACATAGGCAGCAGTAAGCCAGGTAAGGCCAAGCTGCCTTGCCTTGAGAACAATCAGGAGTTTCGACTTAAAAAATCTGGGTACGACTTCCGTCTGACCAGGCCACAGTATAAAGCGAATAGCCCTCTTTGATTTCCTGTCCTCAATCCAAACGTATTTATTGACAAAATAAAGAAAGCCCCTTAGCCTGGATTGAAAGGAAACACCGGTACATCTTCGGAGTTCGATCATTTCGGGTGTTTCATCATACTTCGGCTGTTTTTTCTGCTTCTTTTGCTTCTGCGCTTTCAATTTCCCTCACTTCATCCATCATGGCGTTTAGTCGTGCTTCATGGGTTATGGTAAGCGGACTTCCGTCTTTGCCGGTAATCTCATGGATCTGCCGGTTCTTCCATCTTTCCTGACTTCTATTGTTTAGAAAATATTGAATCGACCTGGAGTTGGGGGGTGTGAATTTTCGGACACGCTTGGTAACGTGGAGCGTTTTTGCTAGGAGTGCCGGATCTTTCCCCGGCATTCTCAGAATTGCCGGTTCTTTCGTTACCTCTGTAAAATGAAAGCCCTTCGCACTTTTCAAAAGGGCTTTTTCTACATCTTTACTATTAAACTCATCCCGGCCCTCTATAAGCGCACTATTGAAGTCGGAATATTCATTTCTCCAGTTGATAATTGTTTGGTGATCGAGTTTTTTCCCCTGGATATACTTGCCAAGGATTATACAAATCTGTTTATCGGTGGGGCAAGTTTCGGCGCAGATAGCCCTTACAAGCTCAACAAACTCTGCCCGATAAAGAGAGTTGCCATGAGAGGATTCTTTTTTTTCTTTGACTAACTCATTGTTGTCTGTCATATCCCGAAAATTTAATTTATTAAATTATTTGCCGGTGCATTCCGAGCACAACAAAACAAGTATGTCAAGTCTTTTTTTTTATGGATTTTTTTAACTGGCGGGTTTGTCTATCATTTCTGCGCGAGAAAATCTTTTGTGGCAATTGTGGCAAATATACCAACGGGCAGTTTTTTCCATCTGTATGCCGGTAGATCCGCAGTCGGGGCAGCTATTGCTTTCTGTTTTTTTATAGCACGAAAAACACTTTCCCCAAATATCATTCATAATAAAATAGCCTAGCTTGCCACAGCATTCTCCCTGGTGGCATTCCGGGCAGATGTAAAATTTTTCAAAATCTTCTTCCCTAGTCTCCATTTTTATAGTCACAAATCTCACAATCGTGGTTATCCCCATTCGGGACACATTCTGCCAGGTCAATCTTTCTTCCCCTGGCAGCACATTGAAAGCTAACCGCGTTCTTGAGTTTAAATGTTCGTGGTTTTTCCCCGGAGATCTCAACTTTTTTTTGAGCGATTAATTTTTGCATGTTTTGTCTCACCGCTTCTCCGGTGATCCCCAAATCACCTTGTAACTGATCAACGGCAAGCTCACCTTTTCTGCCCAAGAGAAGCATGATTTTCGCCGGTGTCCCCCTTTTTCGGCCCCGTTTGGTAGCGATAGGCACTACCTTCTTTTCCTTTTTCTCTTTTTTCTCTCTCTTTTTGTATTTCCTCTTTTTGCCGGGGGGCTCGGTAGCGGAAGTGTCATTCAAAAAACTATCAAATGATTCCTTGCTCCTGGTTTCGATGCAGAGCTTTTCGCCTCCAGCTTCTCCCATTTCTAAGAACTTCCTCGCAAGTGATACCGTGGCATTGATTGAGGGGCATACATACGTGCTATCTTCGCTTCTAATTAAAAACACTCTTTCCATTTTCTTTCTCCTGTAAAAAGGCTAGTCGTTTTCCCTTGCAAAATAATTCAAGTAGTGTTCCCGGCACATGCCACCGCCAAACACTTCTTGGTTACAACTCTTTCGGCTGCACTTCGTCCTCTTTTTCTTTTTTGTGTTCAAGAACTCACCCAACCCTAGCTTGTCTGCAATCTTCCGGCCTTTCTTGCAATCCTTACATTCGGAATACAGGAGGGGGCTTCGCACCTTCTGTATCCCTTCCCTGGTCCACTGCTGTGCGAAATACTGCCTCTTAATGCAAACTCGTTTTGACACCTTGCTTGCATTTAACCTCTCGCATTTAAAATGTACTTTCGCATAGCCTTTAAGATCAGATAATTTTTTTTCCAAAACCGAGAGCATCAATGACATCGTCTAAACTCCTTGCGACAATACATACCTCAACCCTGGCCCCCTTGCCATCGTCCCACCGCTTTATCACCAACGCGTCAGAGATCAACTGATCTTTTTTCCACAAAGCATCACATACCGCCTTGCCGACATTATCCCAGTCCGGCTTCTGTCTGTGTGGCTGCCCTACTAACGCTGCCTTCTTTTTCTTGCTCCACGATATTGGAATTCCAGAAAAAGCCTTTATCAATACGGTCTTTGGCTCTGCCGGTAAATCAAGGGGCGCACGTTCCCTCGCTTTATCGGCCCACGCTCTGTACTCAACGACACACTTCCGCTTTTTCCACACATCACTCTTTGTCTGGCGTGGCTTTGCCTTCGGGGTTCCCTCTATGGTGAACGCTATCATGCAGCCTTTCCTTTCACGATCTTCCAGGCCAGCTTGACCCGACCCCAAGGGTTTGTTTTGCTCACCTTGCTATAAAATTTGTGCATCTTCTTCCGGGCCACCTTTCGTGCGAGTCGAGCAGTTTTTCCTCTCACTTAACCTCCTTCTTTGTTTGGTGGCAATGAGCAGGGGTTATCAACTGTTGCCAGAAGGATCTCTGCCAACGCCCTTGCTTGCTCTTGATAGTCGTTCCCCTTCTCATTTGACAGGAGTATTTTTTGATCCCCGACACAAACACTTATCGAAGCAAACCCGGCCGTAGTCCTCACTCTAGTCGCTTCCATTTTCCCATCCTCTGATTTTTCTGTTATCTGCCTCATCGTAAAATCATCCATCTTTAACCTCCCATGTGTGAAATTCACACTGTTGAGTTTAAAAAACTAACCTCCTTTCAAAAAACATCATCCTTTCGCCATATCGTCCTAAACATCAACATCATGGCAAGATCTAATAAGACTTCCCGATCAAGATCGTGCTTTCTCACCTTTTTAACCCACTCGT